GATGAAAACAAGTCGATTTTCGTGTCTTGCGGATTTTTGCCCGACTTCGCGGCAGTCGTCATGCCAATGCGAGACGACCGCAAAATCAACTACCCCAAGTGGTTGTCTGAATTCAAGGCGGCAGGAAAGGCGGCGGAACACCCGCTGCCCGGCCAGCAGCCATCTGACGCGGAGCCTGTGGTAGTCGTAGAGGCGGCTGACGAGGTGACGGCGTGACAACCTATGCTGCCCGCCTTGAGCGCGCATTCACCCTTCCGCCATACACGCCAAACTTTGAGCGCATGTTCATGGCCGCCTGCGAAGCCTTGGCCGCTGTCAGCGAGTGCCTTGCTCTTGATCCTGATGACGGCGGCGCAGAGCCGATCATTGCTGCGATTGAGAAGCTGAAAAGCGGCCCATATTTCGGGCACTACCAGCAGGCGCTGGGGCGCGTCGCGACGCTCGAATTCCAACTGGAAGATCGAACGAAAGAGCGCGACGCCGCCCTTGCGCTGGCCTCTGAAATTCCAAGTTTGGAAGCTGATTACACCGATCAAGTATTGCGCGCAATAACTGCTGAAAAGCTGGCCGCTGACCGGCTGGTGGATGCGGAGCGTCTGGACTTCGTACTTGCGCACGATGCGTTTATTGCGCCTGTGGAGTTGGATCACCCTGGAATTCGCTTCCAGCTATGGTTCCAAGATGAGGGCGAGGCGTATCACGTTTTGTCGGGCGACCACAAGAGTTTTGCGACAGAGCGCGAAGCTATCGACGCAGCGATTAAGGCAGCATCATGAGCACGGGCACACTGCATGACGCAAGCAGAGCGGAGTTTGAGGCGTGGTGGCAGACAGATGGCCAATACAGCCGAGCCGGTGGCGGCGACTACGAAAAGACGTTCGCTTTCAACGCCTGGCAGGCTTCGCGCAAGGCGGAGCGTGACGAAATAATCTCGGAGTTGGCAGGCATGACGTGCAACAACGCAACGGCACGCTCTGCAGTCAAAGAGTGCATTGCAACAATCAAGGAGATGAAATGACCAAAGAAGTCAAGACTTGGTTTGACCGCCAGAAAGACCACGGCATGGGTTCGGTGCAGGCCAAAGATGAAGAAATCACAGAGCTGCGTCAAGTGGTTGCGCGTCTTCGTAGTAGCCGAGAAAACATTCTCTCGGAGCTTAGGCAGCTTCGTAGGGCAAGTATCGACGCTGTCGAGCTGTTACGCAAAGGAATGGCCATTACGGCATTTGAGAAGCACTCTATTACAGCCAGCCTGGAGGCGGCGCTTTCAGACCCAACAACATCACCGGAGGAAACCAAATACCCACCGCTGCCAGAAGCGGTTTGCAGGCCTGGCACCTACATTGATAAGGACGACCCGTTCGGCGCTTTCACTGCCTTGCAAATGCGCGAGTACCGGCAGGCAGGCCAGGTTGACTTGCTGGAGCTTGTCCGCGCCGTCCACCGGGCCAAAGGCCGATACCACAGCCAGTTGGCCATGTGCAACTTGTACGACGCCTGTGGGCTACCAAACACCAGACCGGAGAAGGCTAAATGAAAACAACAATCGACGCGATGAAGCAGCTCAAAGAGCTTTACAAAGCAATTTACCGCGACCCACAAAACATCACGCGGTCCATGCTGGAAGACATGGACCACCTCATTAACGCAGCCATTGCCAGCGAGGAAGTGGAGCCGGTGGCGTGGACGGCGGCAGAGTTGGATGAAGCAAGAAAGCGAGCCGATGGCTATGCTTCCAGCATGGGTTTCACCCACCCCGCACCAAGCACCAAGCCAAGCGGTGCAGCACCAATTACAGACAAGGAAATCTGCGAGGTGCTTGCGTCACTGCCTGTTCCGCCGACGAATGGCGAAGGGCTGCACGCATGGGCTATGCAGCTTTACAGAGCTATGCTCGCCGCCGCGCCAAGCGCCAAGCTAAACAGCGAGCATCCAAAGATCATCACCGGTCCATGCGGGCAGTGCAAATCATCAGCGGACCCGTGCTACTGCGGAAATGTGAATACTGGACAGCCAAGCTATGAGCGCGATGCGCTGATTGCAGAATTGCGTGATGCGAGTGTTTCGTATGGATCACGTCGAACCATAAGCCTTCAGGCCGCCGAAATGCTGGCTGCTGATGCGCAGGAGATTGCACGGCTTGAGGCGCAGGTAGGCGACTGGACGCGCGCTTATCAGGCTGCTTATCGTGAGGCGACTGCGGCGACGGTAAAGTGCTTCAAGTTGGAAGCGCAGCAAGTGGCAGTGCCGCAGGGGCCATCAACCATCGTTAAGTCTTGGCAAGACCGGATTACAGGCTGCGCATTCACAGGCAACGAACTTGCGTTCGGTGTTGGCTATCGCTATGGATTTGGGGGTGGTGTTGAACGGGGTACGCCGGTCACACAGATTTGCATGCAGGCCGAGATAGATGAGCTTCGCGCCGCACTAAATTCACCACAGGCTGATGCGCCACCCCAGCGCCAGCCGATTATGTCGGCAGATGTGCATCAGCTCTACTTTTACGCTACTGGACAAGCTTTGCGTTTTCAGGATGAAAGGCTTGCCATGCAATTCTTGCGCGCCATCGAAGCCCACCACGGCATCACTGGAGACAAGCCATGAAGTACCTTGTTCACTTTATTACCTACATCTGGTTTTCATTTCCAGCCATGCTCGTTGGCTACATTTTTCACGCCATCACCACGGGGTTTGCCGATGGCGTTTTCTTGTATGAAGCGCACGAGGACGCGGCTATTGCGAAGTTCTGCAAGGAGGAAGCAAAATGAACCAAGACCTGCGCGACGCCATCATGAATTTGCCGCGTAACGCCGGTATGTTGAATCTAGACCACCAGCTAGCTTACAAGATGGGCCACCGTGACGCGCGCCACGCTGCGGCAGCGCTGGTTGCTGCAGCGCCAGAGCAGAAACCCACCGCACCCGACAACATGCAGGACTGGGCCGGGATGGATGGCGCCATTGCATTCCACCTGATTGAGCGCCACGCGGATAACTGGGCTGACGCTTCGAAGATGATGGGCGAATGGCTGGCGGCGAATCAAGCACAGCCAGCCGCCGAGGTGGAGTTATCGGATGACGAGATCATCGCAGCCATCCATGGGGCGCCACAAGAGAACCCAGGGGAAGCAGGTTGGATAAAACGCCAGCGGATTGCATGGGCGCGTGCTGTCCTGGCAGCGCGGAAAGTGAGGGCAGGATGAAGCTGCAGCCTTGCATCACGGAATCCCGCCGCCATACCTGGGAGCACTTGCGCAACGTGGTGCGCAGTCGCGTCAGCATCAGCGGCAAACATGCATCCGCCACGTTCACCACCATTGGGCGATACCGGTGCATCACCTGCGCCATTCGCAAGGATGGACCCGCCGCAAATAAACCAGATGTCGGATAGCTTCGTGGGTTGACTTTCGACTTTTTGCCCTTGTAATTGCTACTCAATCAGTAGCAATCCAAAAGGCATGTATGACCCAGACGAAAGCATCAACCAAAGACATCGTGTTTCAGGCAATCATCGACCTGTGCGAGCGTTTTAACTTCGCCACCCGCGAGGCCATCATCAGCGAAACCGGGCTGGTGTTTCACCACGTCGACGAAGCCGTCAAGAAGCTGCGCGAGGAAGACGGCGTAATCCACCGCCTCAAAGGCAATCGTTTCACAGTGGTCAAGCGCTTTGACGAGCAGCCCGTGAGCGCCACTGTGCTAGATGACGGGCAAGTGAAGGTCGAACACGGCGATGAAATGATGACCCTCACACCACGGGCCGCCCGCGCTGTGCTGGCGCTGCTGGGTGGCTTCGCCCTGCTGCATGGCAGGGGCCTGGTGGACATCCCGCAAGTGGGTGAAACCCGGGCGTGCGTGGCCTGACAGGTGGCCGGCAAGTGGAAGAATTACCACCTGTCCCCAATTCTTTCGAATAACCATGTCAGCGGTAGGGTTGGTAGATCTACCACTTCGCACCCACCAGCCCGCTAAGGTTTGCCCCCCCGCCTGATGCTTGGCACAGTCGGGGCGCATGACAGCACCCAAAGCCAAGAAGAAGGCTAAACCCACTCCCAAGACTCCAAAGACACGCGACAGATCAGTTCCGCGTGTGAATGGACTACTGCCCAAGCAAGCCGCATTTGTGGCGGAATACCTTATATCTGGAAATGCCACGCAATCGGCTATCCATGCGGGCTACAGCCCGAAAACAGCACACGTCATCGGGCAGGAAAACTTGAGGAAACCTGCAATCGCAAGTCTTTTGGCGGAAAAGCAAACCGTTATTGCTGCGCGACAGGACGAACGACTCGCGCAAATGGAGTTGACCAAGGAGCGCGTGGCCCGAGAGATTGCCCGCATCTCCTTCTTTGACCCGCGCAAGATGTTTGCAGCCGATGGCCGCCCGCTGGCTATCACGGAGTTGGACAGCGACACCGCAGCCTGCGTGATTGGCCTGGACGTGCTGGAGCAATACGAGGGAACTGGTGAATATCGCCACCTTGTCGGGCTCATCAAGAAGTACAAGATTGCCGACAAGAACAGCGCCCTGGACAAGGCCGCCAAGATTCTGGGCATGTTTGCGATCGACAACGAGCAGCGGGCAGACCCGCTTGCATCCCTGCTCCAAGCCATCACTGGCGGCAACAGTTCAGCATTCCAGCCCGTCGCCCGCGACCCGGCACACGACGAGGACTGATTCCCGTGGCCTTGCACGTCGAGCCCTTGCTGCAACTGCCGACGAACGAGGCGGAGTTAGCCCGCTGCCTGGCTGACCCAGAGTGGCGGTTGTTCAGCGGCTGCCTCTACAAAATCATGATCAAGGGCGACGATGGCGAAATATGCGCCGTCATTCCCTTTAAGCCCAATCGCGCCCAGCGCCGGTTCATCGTTCGACTGTGGCACCGCAACATCATCCTGAAGGCTCGCCAGCTTGGGTTCACGACGCTGATTGCCATCCTGTGGCTGGATCATGCTCTGTTCAATGCCAACCAGCGCTGCGGCATCATCGCCCAGGACCGGGACGCTGCGAAGGTCATATTCCGCGACAAGGTGAAGTTTGCCTACCAGAACCTGCCTCCTGAGATTCGTGAGTGCTTTCCCCTTGGGGCCGACAACGCCGACGAGCTGCTTTTCTCGCACAACAACAGCAGCGTGCGTGTGGCCACCTCCATGCGCTCAGGAACCATCCACCGACTGCACATCAGCGAGTTTGGGAAGATTTGCGCCAAGTTCCCGGACAAGGCGGCCGAGGTCGTCACCGGCTCGATACCCGCTGTGCCCACCAATGGCGTGCTTGTCATCGAGTCCACTGCTGAAGGTCGTGAAGGCGAGTTCTTTGAGCTGGTGCAGCGTTCTGAGGGATTGGATGCCAGCAAGGCCAAGCTAACGCCAAAGGATTACCGCTTCCACTTCTACGCCTGGTGGCAAGAGCCCAAGTACAGGCTGGACTCGGGAACGGTGTCAGTTTCCATTAAGCAGCACGAATATTTCGACGGCATCGAGGTGCTGATGGGCTGCAAGATCGACCCTGACCAGCGCGCCTGGTATGTGGCCACGCAGGAGGCCGACTTCTCGGGCAAAGAAGAGCGGATGTGGCAGGAGTTCCCATCCACGCCCGATGAAGCGTTCCAGATCAGCACCGAGGGAAACTACTACGCCAAGGACATGATTACGCTGCGCAAGCGTGGTGGCGTCACCCGCGTGCCGGTGCTTGATCTGCCCGTCAACACGTTTTGGGACATTGGCAACAGCGACGGCTGTGCAGTCTGGTTTCACCAGGAACTGCGCGGCGAGGACAGGTTCATCGACTATTACGAGGCGCACAACGAAGACTTGCGTCACTACGTCAAGGAACTGAAAGACCTGGGCTACCTGTTTGGCACGCATTACCTGCCACATGACGCCGAGCACAAGCGCCTGGGCGACTACAACCGAAGCACACAGGACATGCTGCAAGACCTGCTGCCGGGCCAACAATTCGTGATCGTGCCGCGCATCACAGAGCTGATCAACGGTATCCAGCAGACCCGCAAGCAGCTCAAAGGCGCCTATTTCGATGCAGACAAGGCCAAGAAGGGCATTGAGCGCATTGAGGGCTACAAAAAGAAGTTCAGCCGCGCCGACAACCGCTATGTCGATCAGCCCAACAAGGCCAACGGATGCAGCGAAGGAGCCGATGCCCTACGTCAATGGGCGCAAGCGAAAGAACTTGGGATGCTGGACACATCAACCCCAAAATACGAAGAACCCCCGCCGCCCGACTGGCGCTTGTGAGAACCACCATGACAACCAACAACACCAAACCCGATGACAACGACGCCGACGACCAGGGCGCATTGAGCGCGCAAGAGGTCTGCGACATCCAGCGCGAGATTGAAGAGCAGCCCGCCTGGCGTGCCCGCGCCGACAAGGAAATGGACTACGCCGACGGCAACCAGCTGGCGAGCGAGCTTCTGCGCCGCCAGCAGGAGTTGGGCATTCCACCGGCAATCGAGGACCTGGTGGGCCCGGCGCTGCTGTCCATCCAGGGCTATGAGATCGCCAAGCGCACCGACTGGCGCGTGACGCCCAACGGCCAGCCGGGCGGGCAGGATGTGGCGGACGGGTTGAACTTCAAACTGAACCAGGCCGAGCGCGAGAGCAAGGCGGATGACGCCATCACCGCCGCCTTTCGCCCGCAGGCCGCCGTGGGCCTGGGCTTTGTCGAGGTGTCGCGCGAGTCGGACCCGTTCAAGTACGCCTACCGATGCACCGCCATCCACCGCAACGAGATCCACTGGGACAATGCTGCACGCGAGACGGACTTGAGTGACGCCCGCTGGATGCGCCGCACCCGCTGGCTGCGCCCTGAGCGCCTGGCCAGCGCCTTCCCCAAGCACAAGGAAATGATCATGCTCTGCGGCAAGCATGGCAGCAGCTGGATCAACGAGCTTGCTTTGGATGGTGGCGCGTCAACCGGCCTGTCCAATGCCTGGGGCGATGGCTCTGCCCCCACCATTGGCGAGCAGCATTGGTACAACATCAGCAGCAAAGAGCTGTGTGTCTCTGAAATCTGGTACCGGCGATGGAAAAACACGCCGGTGCTGAAGTTCAAGGACGAGCGCGTCGTGGAGTACGACGAGGACAACATGGAGCACGTCAATGCGCTGGCGGCCGGCGAGTGCGAGGTTGTGTTTGCCAACGTGGCCCGCGTGCGCCGCAGTTACTGGCTGGGCACGCAACGCCTGGACGATGCACCGAGCCCGTATTCGCACCGGCACTTCATCTATGTGCCATTCTGGGGTTTCCGTGAAGACCTGTCTGGGGTGCCCTACGGCTATGTGCGCGGCATGGTGTACCAACAGGACTCACTCAACTCGGGCACGGCCAAGCTGCGCTGGGGCCTGAGTGCGGTTCGTACCACGCGCACCAAAGGCGCCACCAGCATGACCAGTGCCCAGCTGCGCAAGGCTGTGGGCCGGGCGGATGCCGACATTGAGCTCAACGCAGACCACATGGCCAAGCCGGGCGCCATATTCAAGGTCGAGCGTGATTTCCAGCTCAACGCCCAGCAAATGCAGCTGCTGGACAACGCCCGCGCGGCGATTGTGCGCGTCGGCCCGGCGAGCAATGGCTTTCAGGGCAAGGATGGGACGGCAACCAGCGGCGTGCAGGAGCAAACCCAGGTCGACCAATCCAATCAGTCGCTGGGCTGGATGATGGACATGCGCGACAAGGGCCGCAAGCAAGTCGGGGAACTGCTGATTTCAATGATCATGGAGGACATTGGCAGCAATGAGCACACCATCGTGATCGAGGGCGACGGCGTGAGGGAGGACAAGACCGTCATCCTGAACAAGCCCGAGGTGGATGAGGATGGCAAGGCCTACCTGTCCAATGACTTGCAGCGCACGCGGCTGAAAGTCGGGCTGGAAGAAGTGCCAAGCACGACGACGTTCCGCGGGCAACAGGTCAACGCCATGGCCGAGGCGGTCAAGTCCCTGCCAGAGCAGTACAAGGCCGCCATCATGCCGTTCATGGTGTCGCTGATGGAAGTTCCTTTCAAGAAGGAAGTGATCGAGGCCATCCGCGCGGTCGACCAGCAGCAAAGCCCGGACCAGATCGAGCAGCGCGTCAAACAGGCCGTGCAAGAGGCGCTTGTCAAGGCAGGCAACGATCTCAAAGCGCGCGAGCTGGACATGAAGGAGCGAAAGACCGAGGCAGAGATCAATGCCATCGTGGCCCAGGCGGTGCAGACCGGCGTTGCTTCCGCGTTCAGTGCGATGCAAGCGGCAAACCAGATCATCTTGCAGCCGCAGGTGGCACCCGTGGCCGACGCAATCATGCAAGGCGCTGGGTACAAGCTGCCATCCCCGGGAGGTGACGACCCCAACTTCCCAACCGCAGGACTGCCAGCCGCACCGATGGACCCCGCAGGACAGCCAAGCATGGAGGTTGTGCAAAACACAAGCCCAGGCTTCCCACCCATTCCACAACAAGCCGCCTCACCAATGCAAGGGATTGAGACAGCCCGCACCACGGATAACCTGGCCGAAGAGCGCGCCGAGCCCGCCGGCATGAATGAGTCTCGCAGGAGAGTGAAATAGGTTCGCCCGTGGGTTGACTTCTGAGATTTGCGTTTTAGAGTCGTATTTCATCAACCAAGGACATCATGAGCATCATCAAACCCACCATTGGCCGCAAGGTCTGGTTCTGGCCCAACGGTTCACATATCGGTCCGCCACTCGCAGCACAACCCGAGTGCTTCGACCACTCGCAAGCGATGGATGCAACGGTTGTGTGCGTGTGGGGTGACTACATGGTCAATCTGCTGGTGGTGGATCATGGCGGAAGCACTTGGCCCGTCCGCAGCGTGGCGATGCGCCAAACTGATGCCAAAAAGCCGCAGGGCATGTACTGCGAATGGATGCCGTACCAGACCGCCCAGGCCAAGAAAGTGGAAGAATTACCACTTTCGGCATCTGGCGCCACCATCGAGCAAGAAATCCAAGCCAAGGGCCTGACCGCACCGCGCGTTACGCTGGACGACATTAAGGCGAATATAGCCAGCGAGCATTACTTTACGGCTGAAGAGGGTATTCAGGGCGCTCTTGCAAAAAGACGCACAGACCTTGGTGTTGAAAACCAGGCGCTTTCATTGCTTACCTTTTGTGTCTTGACGCTACGCAACGGCTTCACCGTGACCGGCGAGAGTGCCTGTGCCAGCCCGGAGAACTTCAATGCCGAGATCGGCCGCAAGATTGCTCATGCCAATGCTGTGCAGAAGATTTTTCCACTGATGGGCTACACGCTGAAAGAACGCCTGTACCAAGCAACCCAGCCAGCGCAGTCACCGGAGCAATTGGCATGAGTGATTCGTTCAAATTGCTCATTGGCGCAGCTGCAACGCTCGCTATTTTGGTATTTGCAGAAATTGTCGCGGAGACCAAAGTTGAATCTATTGCAGAGCGGTGCGACAAGGTAGGCGCCTTCTATGTTGGCGACAAAGTCTATGACTGCAAGCTGAAGCCATAAAGATCGAATCACACCAGCCGCCGCGCAGCAATTGCCCGGCGGCTTTTTCATGTCCGCGAACATTCGCCCGCTAAGGTTTGCACAAGGCGCCGGGCCTCTTTATATTCACATCGCATCCCTGTGAAGGGTCGCACCAGAGCAACGCTGTGAAGCGTGGCAATACCCGTAAATGGTAGAGGACGGGGCTTCGGCCCCTGACTCGCACCCTTTGGCAGCCACTCCGATATGTGGCGGGAAAACATGATTATTCAAGACAACGTAACGAACGACGCACCGGACTCCGCAGAGAGCGCTGCTGCATACCTGGCAAACCTGATGGGCGGCAAGGTGGATGCCTCGCTGCCAATCACTGAGCCAGTCGTGCCCGTGGTTGAAAAACTCGAAGCCGACGAGAGCAAGGCAAAACCAGTAGAGCCCGTGTTGGATGCGTCCAATGCGGTGATCGCATCCAAGGACGGTAAATACGTCATTGAGTACGACAAGCTGGTGGAAGCGCGAAATGGCCGCAGTACCGCACTGGCGCGCGTGACCGAGCTGGAAGCTCAGTTGCAGGCGGCGAGTGAGCGTGTTGGGACGAATGAGTCGCCCGCGCAAGCAGCCACGAACGTAGCCATTGCCGAGAACGCCATCAAGGCCGGCGTGGACCCTGAACTGTTTGGCGACTTCTCCGAAGCCGCCATTTCCGCCGGGGTCAACAAGCTAGTTGACGAGCGTGTCAATGCG